TCAGCCGAATCCCTTTCCACACGATCGGCGATCCACGTTGCCGATCCGGTTGCGTAGCCATCCCTTGAGGAAGGCGCGTAGCTTGGCGTTGGCGGCGGCCAGGCGACGGTATTCCGCCGCTTGCCGGGCATCGAGCGCGTCGAGCGTCGCGACGCAGGCCGGGATGACGCCGAGCCTCGCCTGGAGCATCCGATAGGCCGCGACGTCGGCAGGGCCGAGCGATGACATGCTGTCGGGCAGGCGCGCGCCGCCCAGCACATTCATCGTCAGTCGGTACCAACGGTTAGGGCGTGACGGCCCCATATTGACTGCCGTGTCGATCAGCTCGCCGGCAACCGCGGGTTCGATCTGAACGAGCGGCATATAGCCGGGGGCGGCGATGTAACTGCGGACATAGACGGTGTCGGCACAAGCGGTCGCGGGCCCGTCGCAATGTTTCGGGAACCCGCGCATGTCGCCGCGATAGCCGTATTGGCGGGCGACTTGCTCGGTGACGCCGTAGCTCGTTGCGCCGCCCGGGTCGCGGACGTCGTTCACATAGCCGCCCTCGACAGCATAGACGCCGGCGAGGATCATCGCGACGGCCGCGGCGATGGCACCCTTGAGTGCGATGCCGGCAGGCGGCGTCGTGTCGCGTTGGGCGACGGTGTCGAGGCCTTCAGCCATCAAGCGTCGCCTTATTCTGCGCCACGATCCGCGCGACCATGATTGCGACGAACAGGATCACGGGGATCGAGTGGAGCAACGGCGCGGGAAGATACGTCCGCATGTCGGGCGGCATGGCGTTCCAGAACGTCGAAAGAGCGTCGGGAAACCACTGAGCGAAGGCGGTGACGATCGCCCCGACCGCCGCCAGGCGCATGCTCCAGAAACGCCACCACAGGCGCGCGTCATCGATCAGGCGGGCGCGGATAGGCGCCCACCAGGTGCGTAGCGGGGTCATGGTTCCTCCAATTGCCGCGGATGTCGCGGTCAGGCTTGGGTCGAAGATGCGGGTGATCTGCTCGGTGGCGGCGATCAGCGGGTCGGCGCCAGGGCGTCGACGGGTTCCGGGTCGATCACCGATTGTTCACGCCGACCGTCACTGCGGGCGGTGATCGCGCCCGATGTCATGCTTGGAGCGCGCAATGGTGAGATGCAGCGGCGATACCGTCATCAACGCCAACGCCAGCGTCACCAGCAACGGACCCAGGCTGCCCAGATCCGTCATTTGGCCGCCACCCGCGGGACGCCACCACTCGGCACCAATATTTCCAGCTTGGCCTCGATCCGCGCGGTGCGCTCGTTGATCTTGTCGAGCTTGTCGGCATCGGACTCGCGCCGCGTCTCCAGCGCGGTGAGGCGACGTTCGTGTTCCGCAAGCTCGGTCATCTTGCCACCGCCCGCCCATAGGAAGCCCGCGATCAGGAAGATCGTCGTGATGACGGGAAGCCAGGCCAGCCATGTCGGCGGGGCTTTGGCGGGCGTGGTCATTGGGGCGGGTGCTCTCAAAGGCGTGGATGACTTTGTTTGTTCTGGCGAAGGAGTTTTAGCCACGCAGAGTCTCCCCGAGGGCGGGCCTTCAATTCACTTTGCGCTCGAAGCCGACGCCGCTACGCCGCCCGAATGCACGATTCCGCTGCGACCGACGAAGATGCCAAAATCAGCCCGCATTTCGTGCGCGGGCTCGATACCTTCCGGTTCCTGGCTGCATCAGTCGTGGCAGCTGGCCATGGCGCGTGGATCCCGTCCGACCGGTTCGCCGGCGAAACCAGCGGGCAGATCAAGCTGATTGCCGGCGTATGGGATAGTCTCCCCAACGGCACCCTCGCGGTGTGCGTGTTCTTCTTTATCTCGGGGTTCTGCATCCATTTTCCGAACGTCGCCAAGGAGCGGGTCGCGATCCTGCCGTTCTGGATAAAGCGGGGCCTTCGTATCGGCATTCCGTTGATCGTTATCATTGGTGCCGCGCACGCCGCGGGGAAGCAGTACGTCGGCGCGCTCGATAGCGTGCTGTGGAGCGTCTATTGCGAGTTGGCCTATTACGCTCTGTACCCGGTACTTTTCCCCATCCTACGCGGTCGCTGGGGGCGGGCGACCGCGATAAGCACCATCGCAAGTGTCGGGTTACTTGCGAGTTTCCCTGGTGCGCTCCGTCCTTTCAATTTCGGCGTCCTGACGTTTGTTTTCTGCGCTCCAATGTGGCTGCTCGGCGCCATTCTCGCGGAACGCTATCGCTCGGGAGCGCTGTTCAATGATCGCCTCCCGTCAGTATGGCTATTACGCGGGGCGCTGCCGGTCTGCGCTGTTCTCGCGACATTCCTGTTCTATCACGGACCAAAGATTCCGCTCACTTGGGCCGTCGCCGCGTTCGTGCCCGTCGGGTATTTGTGGTTGGCGAGGGAGCTCCAGCGTCTCACCAGCCATCGGACGAATGATCGATTGGAAGCGCTCGGCGGTGCAGCTTACTCTATTTACCTCGTCCACCGATTTCCGCTGACACTGTTCGGTGACATTTATCATGCGCACCTTCCGCTGGCTCTATATCCAGTACAAGCCATTGCTGTTGGCCTATGCGCTTACGCCTTCTATCGAGTGGTGGAGAAGCCGTCGCATCAGTTCAGCAAAAGGGTTGGCCAGCGACTATAGCTGTCGGCGCGCTTGCGGCCGGCATCGGCCATGTGGGCCTCGGTGCTTTCTCTTACGCGAGCCCCACGACCCGCTTGAACAGCTCGCGCATCTGGTTGGATTTGAACCGCTTATTGGCCCGGCGCGATAGATGCGTGGTGTCGTTATATCCGCCGTTGGGGTTCAGCATATCCCACTGGCATTTGACCGGGTCGGAGTTCAGATACGCATAGAAGTCGTAGATCGGGACATTCGCGGCAAAACCAACAGCGCGTCCCTGGGCAGTGACCTTGTCAGACACCGCGCGACTGAAGCTTGTAGTGCTGGACTCGGGATCGGTAAAAAGCACCACGCTGCCGCTAAGCTGTGCGTTGGTGATGATCGAGGTCGCTAGAGGATTGTAAGTCGCCCATGGCGTTCCACCAGACGCCATGTCATTGGTGTCGTCGCCACAGCCGAACCACAGCGAACATCCAAGCGTTCGAACCGGATAGGCGTAGCTCGTTTCTACGTCGTCATCCCGCCCCAGGTTCGTGACATTGAAGCCGTCGGCTCCACCATTGAAGAACACGAAGGACTTGGCGGCCGGGTCGTAAGCATAGCCCAGGCAGATGTGCACAGGGTTGCCGACCGCCTTAATGCTCCAGGCGTTATTGCTTAGCGTTGTATCATAGGTGCGGACGATCAGTGCCTTGGTCCACATAGACGCGCTTGGACTGTTGAGCGTATTCGAGACGCTATAGGTCCCATTTCCGCCCGCCGTCCCGCTCAACTGAGCAAGAAGGGCAGAGCCCCCGGCAACGCCGGTGGTCGTAGCCAGCCGGTCGCCGACGCGGATAGTCCCAGACGTGCCGGTCGTCGTCAGTACGCCGTTCGTGATCGACCCCGTGAAAGTCGCCGATGTCGTGCTGTTGCCGGCTATGCCAGTTTCGTTCGCGACGATCGGCGTAATGCCACCATCATTTGATACCTCGACGGCTCCACGGCTGGTGGCGTCGGTATAGGCGTACAGCTCAAAGCGGCTGTTCTGCCGCCCGGAATTGAACGTCAACACCGTGCCGGCAGGGATGACGATGGCAAACCTGCCGAAATCGACTCCGGTCGTGGTCGGCGCGGTGCCGGTATAACTCAGCCGGTTGTCATGGTTGATCGCGCCGCCGGAGAAGACGGCCGACCCTGTGCTGCAGAAGGCTTCCGCGACGCTGTACCCGTCGGTCTCGAGGTCGGCCACCATTTGAGCCGACCAGCTATTGGATCGAACGTTGGTATCGCCCGCCAGGCCGACGCCACCTTCGTGAGAGGGGCCGATGATCCCCACTTTCACATGGTCGATCACCCCGGCCTTAAGCTGATGGATCGACGCAATGAACTTGGTGAACTGCGTCGCGCCGATATAGTTCTTGAGCAGGGAGTCTAGCTTAGGCGCCGGTTGGGACGTATAGATATTCCACAGCTGCTCATCGGTCAGACGTGAAGCGGTGTCGTACTCCCACCACCCGATGCACCCATTGAGCACCTGTTGTCCCGTCGCGTTGCCCGAGCCCTTGGAGCCGCCGATCGATACTGAGGTGACGGCAACGCCGTTGTTGTGGGCAAAGGCATGGGATGTCTCGAAGCGGCTGCCACCGCCGAAGGTAACAGTAGGTGAGTTATCCCAAGTTCTGCCAATAGTAGCACCCTTGGAAAAGTTGTCGTTCCCCAAGCTGACGCTGGTAGCGTGGTTTGCGGGGTCATAAAGCGTGACCGCAGTATTGGACGCGGAAAACCACGCTGGGGCTGTGTTCATGCCAAGCATACAAGGCGGTGCGCCATAATTACGGACGTTGACGTCAGACACCCCCATCAGCAGATAACCCTGCGGCGACTGCATCGCTGCGAGTAATGCCGAGCCTGCCGGGATTTGATCTGCTTCGCGAATGGACTGCGAAGCGATGTAGGACACAGCCTCGGTGCCCGATGGCAGCGAAGGATTGTAGACCACGTTCGCCTTTGTCAGACCGCCCGACGGCGTCAGCGTGATCGTGCCCGCCGTACTGATCATGATATACTGCGGAGTGCCTGCCGTGCCCGAAAGCGATCCGAACCCGGTTCCAACTGCCGTGCCCGCAGCGCTCACATAAGCGCTACCGGCAGGCCCCCAAGCCGTCACGGCAACCACTCCAACGGGAACGGCAACTGTCTCTGCGACTGGCGCGCCGGGTGCGGCAAGCAGCTGTTGGGCACGGGTGAACGCGAACAGACCCTTACCCACGCGGATGACTGGGGTATTCACCGGAAAGGTCGTCGGCACGTAAGTGTAAGGATCGGAAGGTAGCATGTCGGTGGAGACGCTGTTGCGGGTGACCGTTGCCTGGCTGACGGGCAGCGTTGCACCAGCCGCGCGCAGATCGATGCGAACGCGGGTAGTCGAAGGCACGGATCCGCGCGCTGCGGGGGTGCCAGCGGGCCACCCGGCTGCGGTCTTGGGACCGTAGCTGACTGAGTTGGTCAGATCGTAATAGAAGGCGCCGACCCCTCCAATATTCGAAGTCGGAGGGCCGTTGCCGTCAATCTCCTGGCCGACACCAGTGGGGATGCTCGCGGCACTCGCGGCCGCCGCTGCGGCTGACGTAGCAGCATCGATCGCGGCCCCCGGCGCACTCTTGATGAGCGATCCGGCGCCGAGCGCAAGATCGGCCGCCACTGCCGCGATTTTGCTCGTCGCACCGAGCAATAAGTCGGACGCGGTCGTCGTGATCTTGCTGGATGCCCCGAGAGCCATATCAGTCGCAACTGCCATGAAGCCGGAGTTGCCCGCGATCGCTTGCACTGCAGCAACCTGGGCATCCAATCCGGTGAGATCATACAGCTGCAGATCATGGACCTTCGGCGCCAGATACGAACCATCCGCCGACGCGATCTGCACATCATACGCGCCATTCGCCGCCGCGAACCCTGCAAGTCCGGACGTCGCCGCTGTGATCGGGTTGGCCCCGAGCGGCGCGCCGGTGCTGTCGTACAGCGCCGCCAGCGTCGTCGTCCCCGCTAACCAAACCGTAACCTTGGCCAGCGGCAACACAGCCCCCGTGTCGCCACGGGCGGCGATGAACTCATAATATTGCATGGGTTAGCCAGTCCTTTGAGAAGACGGGGTCGATGTCAGGCGGCGGTCCCGGTCATCGTGCCGCTGTTGGTGACGGTGACGGCGTTGCCGTTCTTGCGGACGGCGTAGCCGGCAGCGCCGCCCGGGGTGCCTCCGCCCGAGGCCGAGCCGGCGGTGGCATAGCCGCCGCCCGCACCGCCACCGGGGGAACCGCCGCCTCCGCCAGCCGAATAATCCTGCCCATCGCTGCCGGTCGTAATATAGCCTTCGCTACCCGCGCCGCCTTGGCCGTTGGGCGCGCCGCCACCGCCGCCGCCCGTACCGATCTTGTACGGCGACGCCATGGCGTTCGAGCCGCCGCCGCCGCCACCGCCGCGCACCGCGCCGCCGACGTTGATCGTGATCCCGCCCGTCATCGGCACGCGGACGTAGATGGCATCGCCGCCGGACCAGCCGCTGCCGCCGCCGGTGCCGCCGTTCCCGCCGCCGCCGCTGACCGAGCCGCCGTTCTGGACGACCAGCGTCAGCGCGATCGTGTACGATGTCGTCGGCCAGCTGCCCGTATCGATGCCGATACCGCCGCTCGCGAGGCCAGTGACGGTGACGCCGCTCGGGACGTTGAAGGTTATTGTGGCGTTGGAATTGCCCGTATAGCCCGCCGCATCGGCGAGCGTGCGGAGGTTGACCGCCGACCCCGATGGCACGCTGATCGTCGCCGTGAACGCGCCTGGCGGCGTGGCCGGCGTGCCGGCATCGCCGGGGGCGGCGAGAATGTCCCAATAGGCGTTGGCTTGAGCCGTGCCGCTCGGCGGATGGCCGCTGAAGCCGTTCTGTGTCGCCACGTAGGAGCCACCGCCATAACCCACGCTGTTGTTGAGATAGTAAGTCGCGCTGTTGTCGTAATCGCCGCGCGGCGTGAGGCCTGAGAGCGATTGCGGTGCGGTCCAGACGCCGAGCAACGTGCCGCTCGCGGTCTTGAGTGCGGTCGAGGACCAAATCGTCGCCGTGCCGGCCGGGATACCGTCGTACCAGCCGGCGGGATTGTCGCCCGTGGGGGTCGACGGCTGGGCATAGGCGCGCACGAACTTGATGTCGCGATAAGCGGCGCGGCCCGGCGCCGAGCTGATCGCGATCGAATAGGCGGTAGCGCTGGCGAGATCCTCCAGCCCGCGGCCATAGATATTGAACGACGGCAGCTTCACATAGATCGTGTCGCCAACGTTGCTGACATCGTAGCCGAACCTAAAGATCGCATCGTCGATCCTCGCGAAGCTCGTCCCGCTGGCATGCGCGCCCGATGTGGTGCCGCGCTGGCCGCGCCGGAGCTGGGTCAGGTTATAATGGTTGGCCGATGTCAGGGTCGCCGTCTGGAACGCAACGACTTCATCCCCGACCATGCATAGGGTGGCGCCGGCATCGCGGTCCGTGGCGCTGACGCTGTCGAGCTGCCCCAGGCTGACCGACAGGTCGACAGCGAGCATGTTCGCGGTATCGGGATCCGATCCTGCCGCCAGCGACGCCGAAAGCGTGCCGTAGCGCGCCGGCCCGTCGATCGTACCGACCATCGAATAGGTCGAGTTGTCGGTGCTGACCCAGACCTGACAACCACCCCAAGTGGCCGATGTAGAGGCTGCCGCCAGCCAGATCTCGGCATCGAGCCCGGCGAGATTGGCCGGCGCGATGAACAGCCAGGGCGCCGACACGCTGCCCGGCGCGACCTCGGTATTCGGCTTGTAACCGTTGGACCCGGAATGAGAGGCATAGAGCGCGGCCGATGCCATCCCGATCGGGACACCTTCCGCCGTCACCGTCAGCAGATCGTCGGCGTCCTCCGCGATCTCCGTGATCCGAACCAGCACGCGATCGAGCAGCAGTGAATCGGTCGTCGTCGTCAGCGTGACGAGATCGGTGGGCTCGAGCAGCGCGAAGTTCCACGGCAGTTTGAAGGTGTATTTCTCGCGCGTGTAGAGGACCCGCTGGCCATAAAGCTGCACCGCCTTGCGCGCGATGTCGGGGTCGCAGATGCCATGGACCGTCGTCGGGTCCTGCTTGCGCCGCCCGAAGGTGACGATGTTGTCGAGGTCCTGGGCGGTCGCGATCCCGACATTGTATTGCTGGGTGCGGTCCAGGAATTCGAACTGGACGATGTTATAAGCGTCGGACTGGTCGACGATCTCGATCGAGACGGCATTGCCGCTGTCATCGACCACCAAATCGTCCTCGGTCAGGTCGTACGCCGGTGTCAGGTCGGGCGTCCAGGTCACCGAGTTACCGGTTGCCGCGGCGTCGCCATAGGGCCGGATCTTGATCATGCCCTCGGACCAGAACGCCGCCGAGTTGGTCGCGGTCAGCCATTCCTCGATGACCGACGCCGCGCTCGACTGCGATTCGAGCACCGGCGAGAGGAGCAGGTTGTTGGCGCGGCAATAGAGCGAATAGTCGCTCAAATCGCCGATCAGGCCCGACCCCCACATCGGTACGCCATATGCTGGGTTGGTCAGGAAATCGGTGATGATGTCCTTGGGGTCGGCGTCGCCATTCGGCGCGCCGCTCAGTTGCAAACCGAAGTCGATCTCGAAGCTGTGGTTGGACAGCGTCGCGCTGTCGGCAAGGTCGTAATCCTGAGCATAGACATAGGCGATTCCGCTATAGGGGATCGCCTGCGCCGGAATTTTCGAGGTCAGGTAGCTCCACACGGGTTGCGTCGGCGTCCCGATCGCCAGGCTGAGGCCGGCGGCCGAGAGCGAGGTCAGGACGGCAGTGTCTTTGTAGATCGTGCGGATGCCCTGGATGCCGCTGGCACCGCCTTCGCAGATGCCCATCATGATCGATGCGGTGTAGGTATAGGTCGTGTTCTTCGACCCGCCGCCCAGACCCTTGCCGCCGCCGGTCTTGGTGGTGTGCGCGATCGCGGTGAAGGCGCCATACCACATCAAATTGCACTTCATCCGGCCGCGACCCCAGCCCAAGGATAGGGGCAGGCCGAGGGTAGAGGACTGCACCTGCAGCCCATTGAGCTTCGGCGATGTGGTCGAGGTAGACTTGCCGCCCATCATTGGTCCTCGAACAGGGTGAAGAACTTGACCGGCCGGGAGCGCAGCTCCTCGTCACGATCGGCGTTGCCGCGCAGGACGCCACCGCCGCGGATCACGGCGTGGAGCACTTCGGGCATGTCGATGACGATCGCCGAATGCGAATAGCAGCGGCCGTATTTCCAGATCGCAAGGTCGCCGGCTCCGACAGCGCCGCGTGGAATCTCGCGTGCGAACCGCGTGATCCAGCCGAGGAACTGCTCCTCGTCACGATGCAGCATCCATTGCGGCGAGTAATCGGGTTCGACGCGCGGGATCAGGCCGACTGCCTCATAGACCGCCGCCGGCAACATCGCGCAATCGACCCCGACGCCGCGAAGCCGCGCGCTGTGGTGATACGGTGTCCCTTCCCAGCGCAGCGCCTCGCGGACGACGTCTGCGCGGGTCATCCGAACGCGGTCTCCGGCACCGGAACGTACGGCGTCGCCTTGAAGCGCCCGAGATTGTTGAACCGAACCGAACACCGGCTCTGTGTCAGATCGCACCCCGGATAGGCCGTGAAGCTATTGCCTGCGACCGGCAGCGCGGGGAGGGGCGAGACGAGCTGGAACAGGCCCGCCGCATCGTTCGACATGATTGTCGCCGAGACGCCGGTGTTCGGCCCCGAGGTGAACACGATCCGACCTTGCGCGAAATCGTTGATGGCTGGTGTCAGGCTGGTGTCGAACATTGTGAGCGTCGGGGCCGGCGACGCGGCGATCGTGCCCGTCACCGCAAAGGCCGCCGGGTCGAGCGCGCAGCCGGTGTCGTAGACCGCGTGGAGGCAGGCCGCCTGATAGAGATTGGCCGGCATGTTGGCGTTGAGCAGTACGGTCCAGGACGACACCGTGATCGTGGCGCCATCGCCGGTGATCGCGCTGATCGCGGTGACGCGTCCCGAGAACCTGAGCACGGTGCCGACTACCGGCAGGCTCCAATCGGTCAGGAAGGCGCGGTCCAGCCGGACATTCGCGCCATCGAATCCGTGCCCCCTGATAAACGGAATGATCGGCACCCCGTTGATCAGATCGTCCGAGTTCGCGGTAATCGCCATGTCGACCGTCGTGACGTCGAGCCCGATCTTCTCGCTGATATCCTGCCGCTCGATCACTGGACCAAGCGCATAGGTGTGCCCGCCCGACACGATCGGCACGTCGCCGCCCGACCACCTGATGACCGCGCCACCGACCAGCGTGATCGTCCAGAGGTCGACCATCTGGAAGTCCGCGCCGCTGTTGAGCAAGGCGATCAGCGACGGCGAAGCAGCTTTCATGGTCAGCCCTTGGTCGTGGTGAAGGAGAGGCCGTCCTGCGACCACAGGCTCTGCATCATCTGGTTGAGCTCGAGCGCGTCGTCGTCGAACCGGCAGACGAACATGAAGCGCCCGGTCCAGGTCAGCACCTTTCCGGCCGCGGGCGCGCTGGCGAAGGTGATCGATCCCCGCGGTCCGACCGTGAAGCTCGCGATCGGCGTGGTGTCGGCAAACACGGTCGGCGTTCCGAGTACGCTGCCGACCGGCTCGGAAAAGATCGCGCTGCCAAACGCCATGCTGCGAGTAAGCTGGAACTTGGTCGTTACCCCGTCACCGGTCCCGAATCTCTGTCCGGTGGCGGAGTTGTCGCCCGGGTCGAAGAAGAAGAATTCCTGATATTGCCCACCGTGCAGCAGGAAGAACGCGGCCAGTCGCTCGAGGTCGGGCGTCAACGGTAGGTCGCGTAATACCTCATAAGCGACTTTGAACTGCCAGCGCGGATACGACCAGGTCTTGCGCCGCCGCTCGCGTCCGGAAGCGGCCGTTGCAATCTTCGTCGCCCATATCGGCTTCTTCACCATCAGGAACGACTGTCCGATCAGCGTCGGGAATACGTCCGCGTCGTCGATCGACGGATCGGCGGTGACGAGCCAGCGGGTCGGCAGATAGAGCGTCGGCAATCTCGTCTCCAATCAATACGTGGCGGCGCTGACCGCAGGAGCGATCGAGCACAATGTTGTCGCCGTTGCTGAGGCGCGGACGTGATCACTGGTGCACGCTGGCTCCACTTACGGAGCCGGCGGCGCGCTTCGTCGCACAGCTTAATAAGCAACTCCGGCCTGAGGATCGCATCCATATTGGAGCTATCGGTCGCTAGGCCCGCTTGCGCGGCCATCGCATGGCGCTAGTTTCGTGGTCAGCAATTTGGACATGGTCTCAAGGGTATGCGCGACGCGTTCGTCATTTTGGATGTTGACCGCGGCAGCCGGAATTCGCATTGCGACGGCAACAGGGGGAAACAGGTCAATGGGTCAGATTTCATGTCCGCAATGCCGGAGCGTGACGCCGCGCGCAGGATTCGGGTGCCTTAAAATCGCGATAGCTATCGTGTTCTTTCCCATCGGCTTGCTGATCCTGTTGACGGGTCGCAAGCCGACCGCTTGCCGCCATTGCAATTTCCTTTTCACGACCTGATCCGGCTCGTCTGTCGGGCGTCTTGGACAACCGCCCATCGCATCGACCGTGATGCCAAGCCTGCGTCCACGGTTAGGTCAACCGGAGGAGAGACAAATGTTAAGATGGATGATCGCGCCGATCGCGCTTGCCATGGTCGCGACGCCGGCTGCAGCTGACAATAAGGACAAAAAAGAAAACGCGGCGGCCGTTGCGGCAATCAAGGCTCGATCCGACCAGCTCCGCCAAGACCCCGCAGCAAGAAAGTGCCTCGGCGCGGACGCCGTGACCTGTCTCGCGACCTTGAGCTTCGGCGTGGTGGTCACGACCGAGCCGGTTTGGATGAGTGGCGGTTTTAAGCTTCCGAAGCCGGTCGAGCACGACATCGATGGACGCCCGATCTCGCAATTTATGGAATTCCTCGTCCAGTTTGGATCGCGCGACAAGGACATCTTCGGACCGAACGTATTGCGCGCGGAGATGGATTTGAACGATGGGGAACACGTTAGCAGCGTGAAGTTTTTCCTGAAGCACGCCCCGTTGCTGGCTCAAACCCAATCGGATTGGGACAACACACACATATTCGAACTCGCCACCGCGGTCCTTGGGCCGGCATGTGTTGGGACTGACCGTCTAGCCTTCTACCGCCGATATGACGCGATGCAGAAACAGCGGGCAAGCCGGGAAGAGTATAGGGAAACGCCTTCGGGCCCGCGTGGCTCATCCGGCATGTTCGGCGATACTGAAATGTGCGGCGTCAGCGTGATGGCAGGGTCGATCGCCGGCGTATCCCCAAGCACGGGCTCTTACGGAGGCTCATCAATTTCGTTCGAAATACCCTTCCGAGCCAAGCGCTAACCCGGCAGAGAGAAGCCCAGCTTGCCCTCGCGGTGTGCCATCTTCATGGCCTTGGCGAAGGCGTTCCGGTTGGCGATGATCTGCGCTTCGGACAGGCCGCGCGCGCTATGATCGTGGTAATGGTACCCACCACCCGACACGCCGCCGTCGTTGGCCGCTGCCGGCGCGTTATTGTTTGCGCCAGCACCGAACCCCAGCGACGGCACGCCGAAGGTCGGCATTGAAGCGAACAGGCCCATCACATTGCGCCAACCGCCTGCCTGGTCCGCCGGGATGATCGTCTCGCCCTTGTGGAGCATGCCGATGCCGTCGCTGCTGAGGTCGTAGGCGCCAACGTCAAATGCAACCATCGACGCATAGCTGCCTGCCAACGCCGACATGGATGCGCCGAACCCGGCAGCGGCAAGGTTCATCGGGAATGGCGCGGCAGCCATTGATGCAGTCCCGCCGGCACCGGCCTTTGCGGACTCCGCCTCCACCGTCGTTGCCGTTTCGGTCTTGAGCAATCCAATCTTGGTCGCGAGGGCGATCATTTCCTGCGACAGCCATTTTTCCAGTATCTTGGCGATCATGTCGCCGATCGCCTGCTGAACGGTCTGCCACAGACCCTTGATCGTCGCGGTGAAACCCTGCTGCAGGGTGACCATCTTTGCGATGCCCTGCGCCCAGCCCGCGGCGATCTGGTTGATCGCCTGGCGTTCGATCTGAGTCCGCTGCAGAACGGCCTTCCGGTTGGTTTCGTTGATCCGGAGCTGATGCTGTTGGTTGAGTTGCTCGATCTTGGCATTCTGAGCTGTGATCGCATCAGGATTGGTGGTCGGGTCGGCCTTGAGAAGGCTGAGCTTGCGGACCAATTCGCCGCGATCGATATTGTATCGATCATCTTCGAATTTCTTCTGCTGCTGGAGCAGCTGAGCATCGCTCATTAAGCCCATCTGGTTGAGAAATTCGGCCTGAGCCTGGGCGTCATCAATCTCGCCATGCCGCATTTCGGCGACATGCTTGAAATAGTCGTCCTGAATCCGCCGGCGCTCGTCCGCCTCGTGCTGCAGATAGTCCGTGATCTGCTTTTCGGTATCCCGCGCCTGTTTCGATTCTTCGCCGTAACGCGCCTTGGTCGCGTCGACGATCTCCTTACCTATTTTCTTTTCTTCTTCGACGTTGCCGTGCGCGAGATCAAGCTCCTTGCGGAGCTTCTCCACCTTAGCTTGGAATTCCTCCTCATGCATGGCGATGCTGGTTTCAGTTGCCTTGCGTTTGACGGCCGTTTCCTCGCTCTTTGACATTTTCACCGTGTCGAGGATGTTCTGCCAGTAGGCGTGCTCCTCCTGGAGCGACATCTGACGGACCTTTCCTTCCGTGTCGGCTTCGTCCTGGATGGCCAGCTTCTTTTCGTCGAGTGCCGTTTGCCACTCGTTCATCCGGCTTTGCGGCTTCGCTGCGCCACCGCCGCCGGCATTACCGCGACCCGGGCTCGGCGTCGGCGTCGGCGTCGGTGTTGGAGTTGGCGTCGGCGTGGCGACGCCGCTCGGCGGCGGCGGCGGCGTCTTGTTCAGAACGCCGGCGAGCATTCCGGGCGCGTTCTTTTGCAGATCGACCGCCGCGCGGAAATAGCCTTGGGCCTGCTCGCTTGCCTTCTTGGCGTCGCCGACGATCTGAGCGCCGCGGCGGCGGACGGTGGCATCGATGTCGGCAAGCCCCTTGTCCCAGTCGGAGGCGATCGAGCCCCAGTGGAGCGTCAGCGCATCATAGGCCACCTGGCCGAAGAGCTGGAACGTCTTCTTGATGGCCTCGATGCCCAACCCGGCGAAATCGAACGCCTCCTTCAACTTGCCCCACCAGTCGAGCGCATAGCCGACGATCAGGTCGAACTCTATCTTGAAGCTGATCGCGAGCGCGACGATTGCGGCGACCACTGTCTTGATCGCGGTGATCACGACGTTCATGACGGTATGCTGGATTTCAGACCAGTTCAGCCCGCCCGCGCCGCTGATCTGCCAAAGGTCTGCGAAGGCCGTGCCGAGCGTGTTGATGATCTCACCGACGCCCTCGATAGCACCGGTCAACAGGTCGAAAATCGTTTTGACCAGACCGCCGCTGGCATAGCTCTGCGTGAAAGCCTTGGCGAGCTCGTTGAAGCGGTCGACGATCACGGTCGCCACCGGCGCGAGCGCCGAGGTCAACGTCTGGGTGACGCCGGTCCAGGCGATCTGCGCTTCGTTGACCGACTCGCCCAATTTCGTCCCGCTGGCGACCGCGCCGTCATTGGCGGCGCCATAAGCATCGGTCTTCTGCGCAAGCGCGCTGATCGCCGCGCCACCCTGGTTCAGGAAGGGGATCGTCTCGGCGCCGGCCTGGCCCATCAGCTTGATCGCCATCGCGGTTTTCTGCGGGCCATCGGCGGTCTTGGCGAATTTGTCGGCGACCGTGGTCAGGATCGTCATCTGATCCGCGCCGGCCTTGATGTCGATCCCAAGAGTCTTGAAAGTGTTGGGGGTCTGCTTGAAATTCTTGTCCAGCGTGGCCGTGCTTTGCGACAGCTTGGTGAAGTCGGTGCCGGTCGCCTGCGCCATCGCCTGCAATTGCTGCACCTCGTGCGTCGACATACCGAGTTGCTTCGACAGCACGCTGACCTTCTCGGACGATTCCCCCATTGCCACGATCGCCTGGGCAGCCTGCTTGCCCGCTTCGTACAATTCGCCGGCGACGCCGGCAGCGCCCTTGATCCCTTCGACCAGCTTGCCGAATCCGCTTTTGCCCTCGCCGGACTTGGTGGTCATTTCCTGCAGTGCCGCGCTGTTTTGCTTCAGCGTGCTGGCCATTTCGTTCAGGCCGGCCACGATCTCCTGCGGCCTCAACCCGCGCATGCTAGCGGTCAGCGCATCCATCGACTGAGCGCTGCGCTCGACCGCGCCGCGCATCCCGGCAAAACCTTCGCTCATGCTGGCCGCGGCGCCCTGGACCGTGCTCTTCAGCTCGCCCAGATCGCCGCGGACCTCTTGTATGCCCGCCTCGACTCCGGATGTGTCGGCCGTGATCCGGATGGAGACGGTATCGCTCATGACATGTCCTTCAGTCTTTGGAGTATCGCGCGCGATGTTGCGGCCGTATCGCCGCCGGCGACGGGCATCGCGATCTCAGCGGAAAGGCGTGCGAGCGTGGGTTGGTTCGGCGAGAGTGTACGCGTCTCGGCCGAATTGCGGTCGGCACTGGGGATCAGGTCGACTCCCAGCGCTCGCGCAATCGCGACCGCGGCGATATTGAGCGGCGGGCCGGTCCGCCGCCAAGTCTGATGCTGGGCATCGACATCGGCCAGCCCCCAATCGCGTTCGATCGCGGTCTTCGATCCGCCTTCGATTCCGGCAGCGATCAGGTCGTGGACAAGCTCGGCAAGTCCGTGCTCGAGGCTCCCTCCGGCGCCGGCACCGAGGGAGCCGTCGCTTCCCCCTTGCGCTTTAGTCCCGATTCCTCACTCAGATCCAGAAAGGCGGTCTGCAGCCCGACGAACTCGTCCATCGACACGTTCGCCTCCAGATAATCGGCGGTCAGCACGGGGTCGATCTTGACCAGCCCGATCGACAGCACGTTAAGCAGATCAACCGCCGAATCCATCAGGTCGGACAGCGATCCGCTGCCATCGGTCTTGCGCTGGATGTTGTCGATGAAGGGCGCGGCCCGGCGTAGCTCGCCGAGCTTGTAGGGCGCGATCGCGAAATCGCGCCCCAGAATGTGGATGGTCGCCATGTTACTGCGCCGACCCCCATTTCAGCACGTTGCCCGACGGATCGGCGAATGCCGAGAAATCGAGTTCCGGGATCATGAAGTCATCGACCTTGGTCTGCAGCGCCAGCTTGTTCGAGACGCAAGCGAACAGGGTCAGCGCCAGGCCGTTGCCACCCAGCTGATTGAAGAAGTCGGCGCGAAAGGTTGGCGCCTGACCCATCTGGATGTTCTGCACGACCGAGGTTTTCGCGACAGTGGAGGTCGCGGTATAGCTGTAGTTGATGAAAACCACTTTGCCGGTGTCCGCGGTCGAGAACAGATAGGCGCCGGCGGTAACGCTATATTGGCCGGCGGTGGGGGCGGAGGCGACGCGCGTCATCGGATTACCAGCGGAGTCGCGCACGCCCAGGTCGCCCGCCCAGGTGCCGCTGGCCGGCACGGTCGGCGTGATCGTGAAGGGCGTCGCCGGAATCGTGGCGCCGGTGACGTCGTTGACGATGCTGTACAGGCTCGACGTCACTGTCTGGCCGAAGAACAGGCTGTTCATCACCGCGCCGTTGAACTGGCCGTATTTGGCCTTGCCGGTGATCTTCATCTTGCCCCGCCCGACCGCGACCGGGAACTGGTTGGAGCCGTACAGCTCCTTGATGTCACCGCTGATGTCGATCGAGACTTCCTGCGTCACCGCCAGCATCAGCGGCGTGGGGTTGGCGATCGCCGCGCCCGTCGCGTCAAAGGTCGGCGTGCCCCACAGCACCCCGGCACCGAAATTGTACATGGCCATGCCAATTCTCCAATAAAAAGCCCGCAAGAAGCGGGCATTGGCGTTCGTGGTTGAAAGTGATTGGTAACTAGGTGGCGGTGAAACCCGCGCGCACGATTTGGCGCCGCTCGTCGTCGCTCAGGTCGTCGGGTACGGTGAGCACGCCGTCCTCGACATGGATCTCGCGCTCGGTCGACAGCGTGATCGCACTGACATGGGCCGGCGCCGCGAAGCGCAGCGGCCTGGGGGAGGTCGTCGGATCGCCGTCCGCCGTCGGCGTTGGGGGATCGGTATCGGCCGCGGCGGATTGCGATCGTGCCATTGGTGTCTCCGTTATCGTCAGGGAAGGATGATGGTGATGGGGACGATCAGCATGGCCTGACCGTCCAGGTCGCCATTGTCCTTGTGGATCGTGCCGTCGATAAATGCCCGATAAGCGAGCCCGCCGAGCGTCTGCCGCGCACCGGGAAGCGCGGGGCGAAACGCCGCCTCGATCGCGTCGAGGATCGCGTTGCTGGTTTCTGCGGGGGTCGCCGCTTGGTCCTTGCCGCCGCGATGATAGATGATCCAGCTGGCGCGCAGGCTGTGCTTGTCGAGCTGCCCATCGAGCGAGGCAACCGTCTCGGTACCCTCGATCTGGTACAATCCGGGCACCGGTGCCTTGTCCCACATCTTGAGCCGGCGCGAGCGTTCGACGAAGCCTTCGTCATTGCCCCAACGCACGTCGCCGAGCGCCAGCAACGCATCGAACAGCTGGTTGCGACTGGTCATCCGATCGCCTCCTGCGCCGCCGTGATTGCTGCCGATTTCAGCGCCGCGGCGATCTCTTCAGCCTCGTCATTCAGCGCGCTAGCCAGATAGGGACGCGCCGGAAAACGCGATCCGGGATGGTGAACCACCCGCGCGAAAACATGCTTACCACCCGCCGCGAAGGCGAGCGCCTTGGTCTTGTCGGGCATGATGTCGTGCGGCGCCGTGCTGCCACCATGTTCCAGAATTGCTGCGTAACGTACGCTATCGTTGACGAATATCTCGCCGACGATGCTGTCGCCCTCGACCTCGATCGTGCGCTCGACCGCGCTTGCCAGCCGACCCGTGCGCGCGTTCAACATCTGACCGTGAAGCTTGTCGTCGATCACATGCCGTTGCAGCTCGGCGGTCGCCGCCGTCACCTTGGCTTCGACCGCAGCCGACACTTGCGACGACAGCCGGTCGAGCCCAGCGCTCAGCGCCTCGGCATCCAGCGTCACGCTCATAACGGCGCCGCCAACATGTAATTGTTGAGCCGTGCCAGCACCGCCAGGTGCATCGCCTCGCGGCTGAACGCGACGGTGGTCGCGCCCGAACTCGCATGGCTGGTCTCACCGATATGCGTGCGCGCCGAATAGGCCTCGCCGACCAATTCGGTGACCGCGAGCATCAGATCGGCAGGCACCGCGTCATATCCCGCGACATAGGTCACCCGTACCGGCCGATCATATGGCGTGCGCGATCCGACCAGAATCAGGCTGCGCCCATCGGTCGCAACGCCCGACGCGTTACCGATCGCGTCGACCACAGTGTCGATCCGCGTCTCGCCCCATTCGACCGACATCACCGACTGGATCGGCCAATTCCGCAACAGGAATCGCGATCCACCGGTACCGCGATAGGTCTCGACATGCGTCGCCGTCAGGACGGTACGCTGGATCGTATTCTCGACGAACGCGGACACCTGGGTGACCAGATCGGTCAGCAGCGCGTCGTCATTGTCGCTTGAGATATTGAGCCAACGTTTGACCGCTGACAGATTGGTGAGGTCGCCCGCCGCCATGACGTCATCGACCCATGAAGCTGAAGCCGTGCGCAAGCAATTCGGCCGCCGCCGCGACCGGCACGGTCACGACGCCCTTGGCATCGGCCGCGAACGATTGCCCGCGCCAGCTGCACCCGGCGCCGTCCTCATGGAGCATCGTGACGGTGTCAGCGACCGCCGCTTTGGGCGTGCGGCCCGGGGAAGGATTGTCGGCCATCGGCGTCTCCTCTCGGAAAATGAAAAGGCCCCGCCGGTCATCGCGGCGGGGCCAGGAAAGCCCGGGAACAAGGGGTGGGCGCCCGGGAGGGAGAAGGATCAGCCGTTGGCGATGTTGGCGATCACGCCCATCGCGAACGGCGCATAGACCGCCAGCGTCTCCTCGACGTACACACCCGACATCTCGGCGCGCGTCGTGATCGGCCAATCGATCTGGTAGTAATCGCGGCGCACCTTCATTTCCGCGACATTGGGCACCTCGCTCGACTGGTATTGGACCGGCAGGTCGCCCGCCCAGCCCAGGATCGTCCCCGCCGACACATTGGGATGCAGGCGGACCGGAATCTTCTTGTTGAGGTACGGGTTGTAATAATATTCGACCACGCCGCCGGCGGTCAGTGCGACTTCGCCAGCCTTCGGATCCTGGAAGTAATTGAGCAGCGACGCGGTACCCGATGCGAGCACCTTCTTGGTGATATTCCGCTGCTCCTGACTGTTCACATAGAGCACGTCGACCGAGCATTGGTAATTGTCCCACATCGACTGCATCATCACGTCGATCTCGGCCACCGATCCCTGGCCCGAAGAGGTGAGGGTGGTGCCCGCGCCCGGCGTACCGGTTGCGAGATAATTGACGTACGCGCCCGACGCCGGCTTCAGCGCGGTGGTCAGCAAACCGTCGAACGCGGTCGAATTGGTCGAGCAATCCGCGCTGACCGCACTCGCCGCTTGCCCGGTGCCGGCCAGCGGCTTCGAGAACACGACGCTGTTGGACGAGCTGATCGCCTCGAGCTTCTCGCTCCCCGCGGTGCCGACGAACCAGGCATAGCCCGCCGCGCCCTGGATCGCCGGGACGCTGCACGACAGCGCCTGGCCAGCGGTCGTCGCTTGGCTCGCCGCCGATGACTTCATCGACGAGCCGCCGTTGATCGAGAAGCTCTTGCCGTCGGCGCCGGTCACCGATTTCGACGTCGCGACACCGTTCGACAACGTGCTGTTGCGCATGCCTTCCATCGTCAGCGCGACGACGATTACCGAATAGGTCACCGATCCCGGCAAGGTCGATCCAGTGCCGCCCGCGCTCAATGTCGGCGCCGTCGGCGTGCCCAGCGCCAGCGAGGCGTTGCCGAAGATCACCCCGGCTTCTTCCTTCAGCATTGTCTTCTGCAGCAGGCGCTGCGTCATCGACGCCTTGATGTCCTCGAACGTGCGACCGGCGGAGATCGCTTCGAACGTCGCCTGATCTTCCTCGCCCAGCGTACGATACGGCGCCGCGCGGTCAGCGGTGGTGTAAGCCATCTGCCCGGCGCGCTGGCCCTCGGGCACCCAGGGCGTGTTGTCGAAGCCCGAGCCGGTCAGTGCGGTGACCGACTTCCAATTGGTCGCGGTGCCGCCGCCACCGCCGACGCGCGGCAGCGATTTGATGATCGGCGTGTTGACCGGATACAGGTTCTTGGCCGGCGCTTGCAGGTCATAGGCGACCAGGCCGGTGCCGGTGGAAATGGCCTTTTCGACCATGTCGGGGCGTCCGCCCGCCATCAGCATGATGGCGCGCGAAATATTCTCGTCGGGGTTCGACAGGCTGGAGACGAGCGACTTCTTGATCTCGTCGGGAGTCAAATTGGTCATTGCTATCCGTCCTTTGGATAGGCGCAGGAGTAAGGCCCGGGCGCGATGGCGCGGGCGACAGATTCAGGCGGCTGCGCGGGCCGCGTGGACCAGGGTCGGGTTGGACAAGGCGATGCGCAGCAGGAACTGGCCGCGCTCCTGCTCAGGCAGGGTGTCGATCACTTTCGTCAGCTCATCGGCACTGATCGCCGACGCGCCATTGGCGGAATTGGGCGAGGCGTCCTCGGCCTTGCTTACCGCGCGCAACGGCCCGACTGCGGTCCTGGGCGCGGCGGGCTCGGCCTCGACCTGCTCCAGCCGCTTGGTCAAATCGCCGATCGTTGCGTTCAGCATCGTGATCGTGTCGCCGAAGCGTTTGGCGAGGTCGGCCATCATGGCGTCGCCCAGCGCGTCGCCGCGCCGCAGCTTCTCGGTGTCCTCGTCGGGATCGGGAGCGGGCAGCGCAGCCTGCGGGCGAGGGCGTGCGGCAGCATCCGCCGGCGGCTGGTCCGCGTCGCCGCAATTCTCCGCGCAGCATTGCGCGCCCAGCGCGACGAGGTGATCATGCGCCGCCTGGACGCGATCGGCATCGGCTTGGGCTGCACCGGCATCATCCGCTTGGGCGTCATCGGTGTCGTTGCCGGCATCGCCGCCGGTTGCGACACGCTTTACCCGATCCTTGCTATCCGGCGCCGGCTTGGCCTTGCGCTTAGGCGGCGGTGCGTCGTCGTCGGCATCGGCGGGTGCATCGCCATCGCGCGGCGCGTCGGAATTGTCGGTGTCGGTGTCGGTGTCGGCATCGAGGTCGGCTTGCGGGTCGGCTGACTTCGGCTTGGGTTTCGGTTGCGGCTTGGCGGCTGGCTGCTCGCCGGGCTTGGGTCGGGCAGAGGGCTGCTCGCTTGCCGCCGGTCTGTCTCCGGGCTTGGCGGGCGGCTGCGTGTCCTGGTCGTCCGGCTTGCCGCCGTCTGGATCCGCCGCTGGAGCGTCGTCGTCGCCATCGGCTTGGGCTGCCCCCGCATCCGGGTCGCGATCTTCGTCCTGGTCTTCGTCATCATCGTCGCCCAGGTCGCTCGCCAGCGCCGCGGCGATCAGCCGTTCGCGCGCCTTGAACAGGAAGTCCTTGTACCGCCGCGATCCCGCGTCCTCGGCCAGTTCGCGGGCTTTCGCGACCACCTCGTCGCCACTCGGAACATAATCCATATCGGCCTTCCACATGTTGATGACGGCATCGGGGTTGCAGGGGCTGTCGACCAGGCTGATCTCGACCAGCTTCAGCGCGGTGATCACGCTGCGATCGGCGGTATCGCGTTTCAGCACCTTCCCGCCGATCGAAAAGCCGGCATAGACGCCGGCGCGCACCTTGGTGATCGCCAGCGGATCGACGACATGCGCGCAGATCTGGGTGATGCCGTGATCGTCGACATCGGCCTCGACCACGCGCCCGGCAGCACTCGGTTCGTGCATCTCGCGCAGCGCCGGAAAGCGACCGTAATCGGGCAAGGCCGCCTTCATCGCCGCGGCGGTGATCGTCTCGCCCTGCTGGTCGCGCGTCTCGGATGAGGCGACGCCCCAGACCTTGATCGTGCCGTCTTCCTGATCCTCGACCTTGGTGATCGCGCCGAACTGGCGAAACCGCGTCATGCGATGGCTGTCCTTTCGGGATGTGAGGGAGTCTTGATACGGCTCTTGTTTGGCTTCCGCGCACAGTCGCGTTAGTCTCGCTTTGGCCGGATCGCGGGGGCGGTCGGAACGTCGGCACGGGGGCAAGACATGAAATTCAAGCCGCTCATCTTCCTGGCGGTTGCCACGGGTCTCTATTTCGTCGGTCGCTCGCTGGAGGCGCAGGGCGATGCCGCGCCGTTCGGGGCGAATGGGATCTCACCCGAACGTGCGAAATATCATATTGCCGCGCTTGTCCTGATGCTCGGTGCGCTGGCGTCGTTCGTCTTCGCCGGCTGGACGATCTTCCGCGGCAGGAGCGGCTAACGGAGTCCGCGTCACCACGCGTGCGGTTCAGCCTTCCGTTGGTTCCGCCATCACCCCCGCCGCCACATCCTCCAGCAACACCGCCCCTGCGCTTGTATACAGCATCGGCTTCGCGCCCAGCCCGTCCGGCAACGGGTCATCCCCCCGCGCATGCCGCACCTCGTCGATCGCCTTCGACCCATTGCGCAAGTCGCGGTCGTCGATCTCCGATTGCACCTGCGGGTCGATGCTGGTCGCCTTGACGAAGGCGAATTCCAGGTCGGCATAGCCGAACTCGATCTGGATCACGTCGTCGATCCAGCGCTTCATCCATAGCTGCAACGGCTCGAGGCCTTCCTCGAGCGAGCGCTCCTGGTCCTCCATCGCGGTCGAGCGGTTCATCTGGCGCACGAACGGGGTTGGGGGCAGCGAAAAGGCGAAAGCAACGATCCGCGCCAGCCATTCGTCGAACTCGTCTTTGATCGGCGCAGCCTTGAACGCTGTGAATTGCGATCCGTGCGGCCCCCAGATCAGCTTGTTCTGCTCGGCGGCATTGCCGGCGATCCGGTCATCGAACCATTGCTGCAATTCCTGGATCTTCGCCGCGTCCCATCCCTCGGGCGCATTGAGCAATCCCGCCGGCACATTGCCCTCGGTGAAGTAGCTCAATTGCGCCGCCTGGCGCCGCAGGATGGTGTTGATCGTGACGATGATCTGCTCGACCGGCCCAAAGCCATAGAGGTGATGCGGCCGCACGTTTCGCGGCGCGTAGAGCAGGTCGGCATTGGTTAGGTTCGCCCACACCACGCCCTTGATCACTTGCTGATAGGCGATGTCGGTCGGTCCGCGCGGCCGCCGCCCGGTATCGTCGACCATCGGGTGGATCGTATCGCCGGGCACGATCTCCAGCGCGATCAGCTTGCCGCCGCGATTGCGCCGTTTCTCGAACGCGGGCGCGTCGAGTGTCAGCAGATCTTCCAGGCTCGATCGCATGAAGGTCGCGAACGGCGTGACGCCATCAGGCTTGCGCCAGAACCGCGTCAGCTCGACGATGCGCGGATCGTCGGCAAGCTTGGCGGCGCCATCGACCGGTTTGATCTGCCACTCGAGCCGCTCGACCTGATCCTTGCGCGTCTCGATCGCCAGCCGCACCAGCTCGACATTGGCGAACGCCCGCAGCGCCGGGAATCCGGTCTGTTCATAGGCGCGCGGCTGTAACGTCGCGTTGATATTGGGCTTGAAATCAAACCCGCGCACTGGCTGCTGGACAACAGGCGTGAGCGGGAAGCCGGGAGAAAACGGCCCCCAGGCATTCTCGTTGCTGCTGTTGCCCCAGCTATAGGTAATGTTCGCCTGCGTGCCGCCCTTGGGCATCTGATTCTCCTCTGGGCGCGTACGGCGCCGGTTTTCAGCTGGTAAGGAATGGAAAGGCAGAGCGTCGCGGCATGGCCGCCGCGACGGTCCGATCTTCCGCATCAAAAAGGCTGCGTTCCGAACGCGCCGGAGATAAGCTCAGAGAGCTCTCGAATTAGGCAGTCGCAGCTCGCATTTCTGCATCCACCACAATTCGCCGCGCCAATCGAGGTCGCCGCGCTCGGCCAGCGCGACCAAACGGGCCCGCAGCAACAGGTCGCTGGTCTGATAGACACTCGTCTCGGACTGATCCATCAATGTCGTGCCGACGATCCTCGCCATCTTCTGCCATTCGCCACTGACGTTCGCCATCAACGCGGCGTCGAAATGATCGATCGGCGCGGACACCAGGTCGTCGCCTTCGACGATCCTCAGCGGCGCATTCTCATTCCGCAATTGTTCCCAGCGAGCGCGATAAGCAGCGCGATCCCCGTCCGATAACGGAAGCTCCCGTCCAAATAGCGCCGCAACCTTGGGGTCTTGAAGCAGCGGTAGACTGTTCGCCCGGACGATCGAGCAAGGCCGGTCACCGATCTGCGACAGCCACCACAGGAAACCCGCGACGATCTGCGCGACGTTCGGCGAATACCAGGCGATGACTTCACCGACTGCGGATCGTGACGCGGTCAGCACGTCATCACCGCGGTCGATCACCTCCTGCCAATCTTCGAGACCCAGTTCTGTATCGACCCACGCCGCGCGTTCGTTGGCATTGTCGGAGGCAATCGGACCCAATGCCAGATCGTCAAACGTACAGACAACGCGGTCCTCGCGACCCGCTGCCTTGAGCGCCACCCGCAACGACCCCGCAAAAGAGGGGCTGAAGGCTACGTGAAGTGGAAGGGTGTCTGATGGCATGCGGAATTCCAGCTTAAAGGCCGGGTCGATTGGCGACAACGGGTTACGTGCCGATGCCGGTATTCACCGTAGCGTTTGCCGTCCGTACTAAATCTAGGAATCCCGCGGACGCCACCGTCTCCTCCGCCGGCCAGAACGCCATCACCAGCGCGTCGGCCTTGTTGGGCGACCGCGTGCCCTCGGGTTTCTTGTCCACCACCAGCTTCAACGCGCCATTCACCGCGCGCGTCGCTTGACTCAATTCCTTCCGCAGCGACGCCAGCCCCGGCATATCGCTCGGCAAGCTGATCAGGTCGGCGGGGTCGTAGACCTCGCCCGCCGTCACCGCTTTGTGCGTGCGCTCGAAGCGCAGCCGCAATTGCCACCAGGCCTGCGCCTTGAGGTTCGCATAGAAATCGCCATTGACCGGCGTCTCGCAATCCCCCGGCACGACATGCTCGCGCGGCCGGAGCGGCGCGGCCCCAGCATTCCACGGCCGAAACGTGATCCCGGCAGGCAGCAGCGCGCGCCCCTCCGCGTCCACCTCGTCGCGCAGCCGGTTGGCTTCCGCCTTTACCCCCGCGCCGACGCCGATACTGTCATATTGCAGCGCGACCGTTCGTCCGCGCAGCCGGTCGACCGCCAGCCGCGTCGCCTTGCCGACATCGCCTTCGCCCCAATCGTCAACCGAATGGACGATCGATCCCTTGGCGATGGCCAGCGCGTGCCGGTCGCCACCCTCATCGGCCGGGTCCAGCGCGGCACGCCACACGCCTTCGTCGTCGAATCCGAGCGCGACATGCGCTTCGATCGCGCTCGCCACCCACTCGCCGGGAATGATGATCCCCTCGACCGCGGCGGTGTAATTGCGGTCGACTTCCTGCGCGAAGACGTGGAGCAGCCCGTCCGCCGCCGCCTTGGCGCGCCGCCCGGCATACCAGGCGGCATCCTTGGCCGGATGGTCGCGCCAGTCCATCACGAACACATTGACCCGATTGGTGGCGAGCGTGGCGCCCGGCGCCCATTCGGCCCCGTTTTCGCGCCGGCGATGGAACACGTTGCCCGGTCCGTTGACCGAGCTCATATCGATCTGGACATTGGTCGTGTCGGCCAACGCTGCCTCGATCTTCTCGGGCCGCTCGTAATGCGCGCTCTCGTCCTTGAAATAGATCAGCTT